CCTCGCGCACCACGTCTATGGTCAACACGGAGAAATTCTGCTATCCCGCCAAATGCACATTTTGCAGGTTGCATTCGCACATTGAACCTCCGTGCCCCACGTAACGTATCTCTAGCTATCGCCAGGTTGGTGGCACCAATCAGAACGTCGTCACCGTTATGCAAACTTGATCGGCCGTCTAAATGTCTTCCTGCAATCGCACGTGTATAGACATAGTTCAGGACAGAATTCATAAACGTAGTCAACCTCCATCCTGACAGCAACGTCCCAGTAGCGCGGTATTCACTATTAGTCCCGACATTATCATGTATCACGTTGTTGACTAGTGACTGTTTAGTCCATTCAGCAGCTTCTACTTGCTCCGGTGTGAGGTCACTAGCATAAACGTCGAGATACGCATCGATTACTTCTTGCATTGACTGCACGCTGTGTTGGCTGTTAAAGTCTTGAAAGTCAACGCAATATGGCACTTTGGACTGTAGCAATGCTCCGACACTACCCACCACATTGCGTTCATTGGCCGCTTTACCGACGGGGAACTGCCTTGGAAGGACGTCTTCACAATTGAAGAAGGCGAACTGAGCCATGATGTAACTCGTCAGATCCGTGCCGTAGATCGCTCGTAGCTTACCCCACTCGTACTTCGTTGATGCCCAGGCGTGTATTGTTGGTTCTCTGGCAGCAAAATGTTCAAATTTGTATTCTGGCATTGCACTTATGGTGATGAATTTATTGCGTAGTAGGCGGTCACGTTCAACGTACTGCAAATCCTCATTATGTTGACTATGTACGCTCCCGGCCGCACTCCACTGCCAACGCGCCTCCCAAAATGAAGACCATTCCATTTTATTAGGCCGTTTGTGTATTGCATGAGCCCTAGAGAAAACTTGGCGCGCAGCAGTCCGCACATAATCTGGTTCAAAGAGAGCTAAATCAGGGTCAATACGGTTTGCTTTTTCCTGTGCCCAGTCAACGATGCCATCAACACGATTAACGAGGACATCAATCTCGAACAATTGTCGGAGATCAACAGGTACTAAGTTTTGTACTGACTTAAACATTACAGACATTGCTTTCCCTTCTTTAGCAAAGTCCACTACGCTGGTTGCATCAAAGAGCGCCGAGTTCTTAACTATTGTATAGGAGAAGTCATCTAACACAGATAACCATAGGATAGTGCCCGTGATCATTGGTATCTGAGCATCACGCGGTAGACACCTCGCAAGTTCTATTTGGTGGCGCTTCTCAGGCAAGATCGTCTTAAGTACCTCTCCTGGATAGTAATGAATGTGGTGGTCAGAGGTTATTTTTGACACTGGTGCAGTTGCAAATTCAGAAAAAGTCCAATTGATCTTATGATCTTTCAATCCCTGCTTAACCATACCTTGGACATCGGAGGGGGCATCATAGTAGTAATCTGTGACTAGGCCAGTAAAGTGCCTACTTATAGCTAGTATAAGTGACGCAGACCTGGTCACACATCCTTGATCTATCTTATAATAAACATAGGTATAGCCAAGGTAAGATATATTATATGCATGAGCAGCGACACCGAAGATGTCCATAATGCACTTACCATGCTCGAAGTCACCATTAATCCTATCCACTAAGATATAGTCAGCTTGTTCAAAGTGGGCAGCATATAAAGAGCCACAGTTACTAATCCTGAACGAGGTTGGTATGTTGCCGCCTGATCCGAATCGTAACGTTAGTGGAGCAGATTTTGATTTAGTATTGGGATTAACTATAGAGATACATTTGAAAGAGGTTCTACAGAAATTATTCTTAAAAAACACTGGTTGAGCATACTTTGGGTCGCGTATGTAGACTTCCGCTTTGGACGTCTCTACACGACAACGTCCGCAGGGCCTGGGTCCAGGTCGATTGGTCCTTGTGTGCCAACATCCTCCTCCTCCATCGGCAGCGTCACCTCTTTGCCGCCCGCCACAGGGAGTACGGGGTGTGGATCGCTGGTGGGCACTTGAAAATTCGATTTCCGAGGCAACGATCGGGCTTTAAACGTGGCAGAAACGTATGACATACCACCTGGTACCTTGAAGGACACAGGCACACGAGTTGACATGCGTGCTAACACAACTGGCGTTTTCCTGCGGTAAGATTGCCACTGCGTAACATCCAAGTAAGGTTCCATAACGGAGATTGTCACCGTGCCAACTGTGCGTATTGTCCTCGAGCCGGGGACTGCATCAGAACGGCCTGGCCTAGCCCTAACGTCACTTATGGTCAGTAGGTCATCAGCTTCATTTGCGGCGTACACAGTCGTTGGGTCGATTACACACTCGCGAGAGGGCGCATAACACTTAATCACTTCACGAGTCCGCTGATTGATCAGGGTGGTGTCGTGCCCGAAGAGCCTGAACGCATTCGTCATGTCAATAGCCTCCTGGGTGGTCATTTGCCCTTTATCGTTAATTGTGACCATCTGCGTCGCCTTTAGGTGTTGGATCGCTGGCAGATCACCAGATATAGCGCCTAAAGCTAGACATCCTGAGACATACGGCGGCACCCATTTGTATTTGATCTGTTTGGGGTAACTCTCTTCATGTATCACCTCAAACGCGGCAGCGACTCTGTCGTACATCGGGTCTAAATTATAAGTGACGCCCATGCTTGAGTTCATATTTGTGGGCACATCGCGGCCAGTGACGAGTGAAACCACGGCCGCCCTAGCATACGGGGTTTTAAGGACTGCTAATTCGTCATCAAGCATCGTATATGCTGCACGCCAATCTGTAATACTCCGAGACACATTCTCGACCATCGCAAATAGGCCTAGATAGAAGTAGTAATTGATCATGGCAGCATGAATCAAATGCATTGAGGGGTGGTGTTCAACGCTGACCACAAAGTCGTAAGGGCCTGCGTCAAATAGGACCGGCTCGCCAGTCAAGTTCGTAGGTACGCGAGCTCTAGTTGGCGAGAAACGTTGTAAGTGTACAGTCCTCTTCATGTAGTGCCACACTTGACTTTCTTGGTAGGATGGCATAGGCTGATAAGCGATGGCACCTAATGTTTCGAGCGCGGTTGCAAATGCGTGCTGTAACCTGTTTAGCGTAACGTAGCTTGTAACCCAGTTCCAGAGCAGGTCAGGATTGTCCCATCTGATCTTTGAGTAATCAACGCCTGCCGTGTTACCATGTCCGTAAACCGGATCGAGTAACAATTGCCTCGTATCGAAGGCTGGTATATCTATATCAAAATTAATGCTCGACCGAGACTTCCTACCCAATAAGTGAGATATGTAAAAGAAAGCCTGCTCACTCGTCGACGCTACATATCTAAGGACATAAGGTTTAGTCCAGTAGTTTGTTGCGTCACGGTATTCGAGCTCCACGCCTGAAACGCCACTTTCATTAGGTACTCCTAGATCATATTCAATAGTGGTATCTGAAACTTGGCCACCAATGCCATAACTGACGTGGG